ATATTTGAATTATATCACGATCTAATTACATTTGGTACTGCTGCAATGTTTATTGAGGAAGATCAAAGTGATCTTTTAAAATTTTCTACAAGACACATAAACGAAATCTATATTACTGAAAATGATAAAGGTAGAATAGATACAGTATATAGAAAATTTAAAATTACTCTTAGAGCTGCTGCACAACAGTTTGGAACTTTTTTATCAGAAGAAGCTAAAACAAAAGTTGAGAAAGACCCATTCGATGATATTGAAATATTACATGCAGTATATCCAAGAATAGAGTTTGATCCTACAAAAAAAGATAAAGAGAACATGGAGTTTGAATCTGTTTATCTTGAATACAAAAATGGTAATGAACTATCAGTAGGTGGCTTTGTTGAGTTTCCTTTTGTAGTACCAAGATATTTAAAAGCATCACATGAAATATATGGTAGATCACCTGCCATGACAGCTTTACCAGATGTCAAGATGTTAAATGAAATGTCAAAGACAACTATCAAGGCTGCACAGAAACAAGTAGACCCACCTTTATTAGTTCCTGATGATGGTTTCTTATTACCAGTTAGAACTGTACCGGGTGG